TTGTGAAGGTTGTGGCGGATTTGGTATATTCGCCGCTGGGTTTCCTGCTGGATGAGGAACTGCGCCCTCACCGTGTGCATTAGCAATGATCTGATGCAGTTTGTCTTGGGACACGCCAAATAATTGCAGAACGTAAGCAGATGTGTCCTGGGTGGCCTTCGCCACTACATCATTTGTAACCTGGATTTTCCCAGACTGTTCCAGATAGTCCAACGCCTCGCACATAAATATAATCGCGGCGGGAGCAGCGAGTGAAACTGGCAATTGATGGCCTGATTGCTGGAATAGTTTACCAACCAGTTTTGCCGCGCCCTCGCCTACATTCTGCAAAACATCGCCAGGCTTATTTAGCTGCTGCGCGATCAGTTTGCCATTTCCTGAATACATAATGGTTTGGCCAGCAGTGATTACCTTCTGAAACTGGTCTTGAAGATTCTGCGGAACTTTTTGCTGAATACCTTGCTCAGTTTTTTGCAGAATGGGATTTGTATCTTGGCCTTGAACTGGTAGCATGATTAACCTTTCGCACTGTTAAGGATGCCTGGATTCTTCGCAACCTTGACCTGATCGTTCATATTTGCTGCCTGGTTCTGACGCAATGTAACCAGATCCTTGTTGAGTTCATAGTTACGATTAGCGTTATAGGCTTGTCCCAAACCAGACAGCAAACCAGCACCAAGCTGCAAGCTTGTGTTCATACCTTTGTCTGTACCAAGATAATTGGCAAGCTTGTCGAAATAGGAATTCCCATTTAAAGCTTGGGCAGCAGTTCCATTGATGGAATTTGCATTCGTTGCCGTATAGCTTGGATCAATACCAGCCTGAGCCGCATAGCGAGAATCATCAAAAGTAGAAGTGCCGTCCGGTTGCGTTGCGAGCTGGTTATCCGCTGGGGAGTTTGCTGTAGCGTTTGGAGTTGGATTTGGAGATTGGCTTACAGACGCGCCGATATCTTGCGGATTGGATGCGGTCTGGCCACCCATGAAATTTACAGAGGAATCGCTACCACCACCCATTCCGCCGCCAACACCCTCGCCAAATCCACCGCCAGTGCTGCCGTCCAATCCGCTTTCTGCTGTATTTGAGCCGACATATCCTTGATCAAGTCCATTCTGAGCAGAAAAACCTGCATCAGAGAACGAATTGCCAGCGTCTTGAATGCCAGAACCTATGCCAGTTGCTGCGGCATCTGTGGCGGCACCGAAGGCACTATTTGCCAGCGATCCTACGCCACTAGCTAGGCCCATGTATCCGCCAATTTTCGTAAGCGTAGAGTTTCCCGTAACGGCACCAACAACGCTAGTAGCCAGGCCAACCTCACCCACGGCAGCGATTGTTGTTGCTACGTCAGCCGTACCAGCTAGTACAGCTCCAACAGCAGTAAATCCCATGCTAGCTCCCCACCATTTTCCCACACATAATTTCTTCATCTGCATAGCCAAGCTTATGCAGAACCTTTGTCCAATCCTTGGCGATCTTCACATGCCATGTGATTTTGTGAATGTCACCGCGCTGCCTTAAAGATTCGTCGCAGAACTTTATTAGGCGATACCCGCCAGTGCTCTTTCTGTATTCAGGATGGATAAATAAGACATCATTCATTGCAACCACCGTTGAACCGTAGTGCATGTGCGGGGTAACAAAAAATGCGCCGTACCCAACAAGCACACCATCGTCCCTAACTGTATAAATGATGAATCTGCCTAGATCTTCCAACGCAAAATACTGATTCCACATTGGCTCCAGCTTTATCAACGACTTATATAGCGCAACTTCTTCGTAATGAAGTGAAAGAAGCTCGTCCATTTCTCGCCATATTTCGCGAATGGACTCCTGCTGAAATGTAAGCATTAACCGGCAGCACCATTCAAAATGCCAGACGAAGCGCCATTGTTTGTCGCTGGAGCGGTTGGCGTAGTTACTGGCGCAGGATTAAACGAAAGCATTCCCGATGTATTTGGAATTCCAAGTTTTTGATCGAGTGCAGCAACCGCTTGTTGATAGGCAGAGAAGATATTGTTTTGCAGTGCCTGCTTAGAAGCCTCGTCCATATTGAGGCTACCGATCTGAGCAATCGCAGCTTGATAGTTATTAGCGAGCTGCGTTGCGTCACTTGCACCGTAAAAGCTTTTTTGCGCATTTGTCTGCATCTGCGCAATCTGCTGCTGGGTCGCCTGATTGCCATTGGCAATAGATGTCTGAGTATTTGCGCCTAGCTGTTCGCCCATCAGCGTATTGTTTGCATTGGCTCCAAACTGTCCAGCGGCATTCTGCGCGTTTGCATTTTGCATCGCAAAAATATTCGATTCGTTGGCGTTATAGCCAGCAGCATTATTGTAAGTTGCTGCATCAGTGGTCGCAATGGGTATTGCTGCGGCATAGGCCGCTTCCTGGGCGCCTGTATTGGCTATGCTAGAGTTCAGCAGGCCTCTGGAATTTGCCTGTTGGTTGGCCCTGGTTTCGGCTTGCTGTATGAGCGGGCTATTGGGATCCATCAAACCAGTAAGTTGCCCTTGTACTGTTTGATTTGGCTGAACTGTGAATGCTGTTGGAGAGGATAGAATTGCAGGTTTATAGGTCTGCGCGCCATGTCCGTTAATGGTTTCGCCGTTTTGTATGGCGGCCAACTCAAAGTTATTCTTTACTTGATTTGGATTTTGTCCAGATGCAAGTTGCTGATCCCAGTATGATAAACCGGCGGCGTCTGGATGCCTTCCAAGCTCGCTTGTATACCAGCTCGACACATCAGTCGATGGATTGTAGGACGGCTGAGTATTACCAGAAACATTGGGGGTTACAGCACTTGAGATTGTGCTTTGCTGTGGCTGACCGGTGACAGATGGATTGTTATTCAAATCGGCCTGAGTATTTGGCGCATTGGGATCTTGCACTGCTCCATTCAATATACCTTGACCACCAGTAGTTGCAGATTGAGTAGCCATTCCTATTCCTTATGGGGCGAGTCCATTGTCTTTGACGAATCCTTGAAGCGATCGGCAACTAGCTGCTAGTTCATCAGCCTCACGCATCAATTGCTTAATATTTGTGTTATACGGCTCAGGAAGTATCCTGGTTGTGGGATTGGCTTCATTGCTTCCGCTGGGGCTTGGGGCTTTGGCGGCGCCGGCAGATCCTTTACCACATATTGCGGTGTTGATGCGCAACTGACTAGCAGAATACTTAGCATCAAGATTAGCGATTTCATTGGCGTGTTCTTTCTTCAGTAATTCATTTGTTTCAGTTTGTGCCTGTGCAGTTGCGGCATTTTCTTTTTCGCGTTGCGCAACGGCAGTTATTTCTGCTTGTTGCCGTGCCTTAGTATCGGCGTCCCAAAGTGCCTGTACTTTTGCCTTTCCTTTAGCAATGCCTTCGTTTTCTATGTGTTCATAGATCCACGCCAAAGCAGCAATTAGGGCAAGTACGCCAATAATGGATGGAAGGTATTTCAGGATAAGGCCTGTAATCACGGCATTACTCCTGTTTCCATAGCGGTCGCAAGTCTATCAGCACGAGCGCCAACTTCTTTTGCCCATGCAGAATTACGCATTCCTGCGGCTGCTGTCACGTAATCGCCAGATTCCATAGCTGCCAACGTGTGATGAAACTCAAGTAAAGTCCCAGGCCCCATGTTAAACATAAGATTAGCCAAAATTCTTTGGCGAACTTCATCCAGCAATGTCCACCATGGCAAGTAGTTATTAAGCGGATCAATTGCTTTTGTTTGAATGTCACTAACCAGCAGCGCATTCACTTGATCATCAGATAATGGAAAGGTAGTACCAACTGATAATGGATCGGACTCCATGTTGTGACCGACTCCAGTTGTTAAAATATTTTTTGTATCACGATATGGGTTATATCTAACCCCTTCATCGCGCCTCAGTTCGGTAACCAATAAATCAATATCCATCTTATTCTTTCGGTGAATCTTTCTTGAATCCCAACGCTGCACCAAGTGCAGCTAATGTAGCACCAAGTCCTATGCCAAATGCTTGTAAGTCAATATGTGCATGCTGGATGAATACGTCATATCCTTGCATTACTAGCCCTTGCAACGTACCTATAATTCCGACAATGCGAATAGGACAAATTGTTTTATCATTAGGCTCAGTACAAATGTCATTGACCCATTTGCGTAACTTATCAATCATGATCGTCGATTTTATCTTTTAGCTTTTTCAAGTTTATTTTTATCAAAATCGCAGACAAAATAAACGCTGCTAATGTAGCAGCAATGGATAAGATCGTTTGAATATACCCCAAGATGGAAGCAACTCCTATAACGGCTGATGCTCCAGCTACACTACGTGCAACTGGTTCGCTATTTGCAGCTTCTATAACGGCCTGCTTGAGTGCTTCGTGCATTCTATTCCCCTATAAAGTAGCTGCTTGAATAAAAAGATTATCGATGTCGGATGAACTCAAACCGAGCGTGGTTCCCATGGAAATAACCAAAGGATTATTGCGCTCTACTGTGCTGGAATAGTCCCACATCACCTGCGCTTGAGTTGATGCTGAGGCAAATGCAGTATTGGCCGCATCAAGTTTTCCAGCAGCTAGTAGCGCAAGTCTAGCCTGCTTCATTGTTATAATTTGCGGAACAGATATTGGCATCGATTTTATGAAGTTTAGTTCAGCTATTTCGTCTTCTGTCGCTGGACGCTCTATGCCATTATCAAGAATTATATATGTCATAATCGGCTCACTTTTGATATCCAAATATTTTTATAGTGCCACTCATATTACCAGCAGTAGATAGAAGCAATCTAAATCCAGTAATTACACCTGATGATGAGCTAGTTAAATTAGCCCCAGACACATCAGAGTAATAAGATAGACTATTTGTGTAAGAGAGATTCGAATTCACATTTCTCGATGAACTAGATGCATTGGCATTGAATATGGAAATTGTTCCACCTAAAGTACCTGGTGATGCTGATGGACCATTTCTAGTGAGTCGAATTTGTGCGGCATTCGTAGATCCAGATCCGGTAACTGTTCCAGCAGAATCTACGCCCGTAATAGCGTAATTGTAGTTGCTAGCGCCGATAGCAGCCCCACCTATAGCAAGATTCATTTGAAGAAATCCGCTCCCGTCCCCAGTGAAGTTTTCTAACAATATCAAATAGTTATCATACGAAGAAGAAAAAGCCGTTAAATAGTTAATTACCGAAACACTTGAAAAAGAACTTGCAGCAATTGGTACCAATGCAGCCCCTCCTGCGGATTGATAGGAGGTACAAATTACTTTGCCAGATCCATCACCATAAAAAGTAGCGGTGTCACCAATAGCAGTTACAATATTTGCTCCAGCAGGAAGCACCAAGTTTGTGCCATTTGTAAGCGTTAATACGCCATCAAAAATAACCTGCCTCATGGAACCAGCAGCAAGAGTAATTGCGGTTATTGTTGTGGTGCCAGTTATATGGCCATAATTTCCTGTCATGGCATCCAAATTTATCGTTGATGCCGATGCTATGGAAGAAGAGGATTTGAAATTTATTGGGCCAGATGCACTTCCCGATAATGGATTGGCTTGAAGTTGAAATTCAACCCCATCGTAAACAACGACATATAGACCAGATGCTTGAATGTCACCAGCAATTAAAGATGATCCATCCCTTCGCAAAATATTCTTTGCACCAAGTCCACTAATATTAATCGTTGATGCGCCAGTATTTGTATTTGCAGCTATAAACGAAACCTGCATGAACTGAGTATATTGTCCGGCAGCAGGTGATGGTGACACGACATATGAATTTGTCGTTCCTGTATCTATTCCAGAATTTAGGCCGCCAATATTAGCAACTCCCGCAAATCCAGCCGCTATTAAATCAAATTCTGCGCGTATAGATGCTGAAACACCGCGTGTTTGCGATGCTGGAACTCCATCAGTATGATTATAGAAAGGGTTAGTCATTATTTATCTCTATTGGGAAGCTTAATTTTTGAGCCGCAGATAATTTAATTTTATATATCCGGAAGTTATCATTTCTCTTACCTAGAAAGCCGCCGTGGGGAATAGATAATTGTAATTCCCTGCAAAGTATGAGGATTGTCTTGTGCTCTATTACTGTAAAAAAGTATAGAAATATTTGTTGCGGTTCCAGTTAATTTAATGACTGGCGCAGCGATTATTTGCGCATCCCACACAAAGTTGTCCCATATGAACTGATCCCAATACCCGCCTGCTCCGTTCAAAACCAAATCACCAGATGGAGCAGATGGCAGAATGTCGGGCGATCCATATCCAAGATCATAGGAAACATTGATCTGGCTATAGGAGGTAACTTTTCCCTCTAAGATAGCTCTGCGATACGTTTTCAAAATCTGAGGCGATTCGCTGTGATTGAAAGGCATCCTGCACCATGCTTCAATCGCATTACCGTTCTGGCTTGTTCCTATATTGTCTTGATAAATGAAGCCATCATCAGAGCCAAAATAGGTAACTTCTTTTCCGCTGGAAAGTGTTTGTGTAACGATGCAGCGAACTGGTATTCCGTAATTCAACGGCATAATCGCATCCACTTTTTCACCAGTCAGGCCAACTGCCAATGCCGTTCCATCTGAAAAAAATACTCGGTACTGATTCGTGCTTTTAATTACTGTAGAGGCGCATTCCGTTCCACGCTTCGCCATGATAAGTGGCTGTATTTCATGGGTGATTGATGCATAATCAAAATCACCGAATGTCAGTGTAGTTATGACTGCTTGTACACCACGAGCAGTGAATCCATATACATCATTGCTAACTAGCTGTGCTGTGAATGGAGAAAACCCCATATCTGGAATGGATGTTACAAGCCTAAAATCTGCGCTTGACGTTCCGTACAAAGTGAAAAGCTTTGCACTGGTTAGAATCTGTAACGTTGAACCGCTGGCGATGTTGCCGCCATTCTGGGCAAATCCGCTAACTGTATCGCCAACAGCTATCTCACCTGCCCCCAGCACTACCGTCCAAGCGTATGGATTGCCCAAAGCGCTAAATTGCACGCTCCCAAGGAATGATAGGAACAGATAAAACTTATGGCCCTTGATATGCGATGGCGTATCAGCAGCCATCCCAGTATGGATTGGCGTGTAAGTGGTGCCGTCATATTCAAATGCGGTATTTACACCATCCACGCCATACATGTACTGCGTTGCCGTCGATCCTGTGAAGTTAATATTGTCGAACTCCATCTGACCGCCAGGCAAACGGGTAATGGAAGAATCTGCAGAAGATGCGATCGCTACCGCAGCGCCTGTTACCTTGAGGTTTTCTCCATTTGTGAATGCTCCAGTAACCGAGGAAAACACAAATGATCCAGCACCTGCGTTTGTCCATGTCCCAGTTCTAAGAAGAACCTTCTTTACTACAGCTGTTGCGCCAGAACTTGCACCAGTCACAGTATCACCAACATTCACATTGGGAACTGCAGTGCATGTGTGCGTACCGGATTGAGAGCCACTAGTATTGATAGCTGTTCCGCCTACGGTAGCGGATATTTCAAAAGTATTTGCTGTAAGGCCTGCGGCAATAACATAATATGTTGTTCCCGCTACGATCCCCGTAGGTAGTGTGCCAGTTGTAGAAAACTGAACTGGCCTATTGGCAGTGAATCCATGTGCTGTATAAGTTACGACGGCAGGTGATGCTATAGTAATGGTGACCGTTGCAGAAACAGCTGGCGCGCTAGTAAAAAACAGTTCCCTGCCGAAAGTTATTTGACTCCATCCACTTGGAGTCTCAACCCACATGTTTCCAGCTGTTCCCCCGACATTATCGCGAAACGCATATACGTTATCTTTGTATATCCAAACCCCGCGAATTGGACCACTTCCCGGAACTTTGGATATATTCAGGCGCTGATCGTTGGCTGCCAGAAGGTTATAGTCAGCATCATCACTGGGAGACAATGCGGCGCCTATAAGTGCAACTGTAGTCGTGGTTCCAACTGTACCGCTATCCGTCAGATTTTCACCTATAACAAATGCACCAGTAAGGCGGCCAATAACAAGATTTGATCCAACAATTTTTAGAACCTTAGCCGTCGCTCCGCTTGTTACACCTGTTACCGTATCTCCTATATTGATGGATCCTGTTTGATTAATCCCCAACAACCAATAGGAAGCAGATGATGGCGATGCATGGCCGTCAAACACCTCATAACCGTAAATGCGGCTGTAGACCCCATTATTCGGCTCGTAGTTCTGGGAATCAATCACTCTTCCTGCCGCCATTTCTATAGCTGGCGTGATGAGGTCAAGCCCACCCTTCAGTGGATAGTACTCCTGCTTAACCTTCGGCATCTTCATGCTCATGCAAGCGGCCCCGAAGATGTCATTTCAATTTCTTGATCCGCATGAATGCGGCGTATCCATCTGTTGTATTCTTTTTCGCCACGATCATAAACCTCGGAGGCGGCCTCAAATGCACCGTAAGCCATCATAGCCTTATAGATTATTGCTAGGTGAAACTTTGCTGGCATGGCTGGTACATCTGTATCAGCAACCAGGTCGACAGGAACGCTGTAGTAATCACCAAGAACGGTATATCCACTGTCTGGGAATGGACCAAGGCCAATGCTCTTGTTTGGAGTAATGGTCATATTCAGAGGACGAGTTTTTATCGTCCGCAACGCGCCATATTCGTATGAATTTCTCCAGCCATCATAGTCCATATACTCCATGAAAATCTCTGACCTCATTCCTGAGAATGTGGTTGTATTATTGGAGGTCATCGACTGATTGCCCGACTGCGTGCCGCTGGTATTCACTGGAGAACCGCCAGCAGTCAATGAGAAAGTGAACGTATCGGGCGTGGGAATCGAAACCACGTAATATGTGATGCCTTGAGTGATACCAGTTGGCAATGACCCACTTGTGAAGAACTGCACTTGGTCGCCTATATTTAGCAAGTGTCCCTGCAAATTGGCAACCGCTGGAGATCCTATGGAAATTGAAACGAATGGATTTGCGTAATTTCTGAATGTGTCACGCGACCAGTGCCCAAAGTCGGTTAATCCAATCTGAGAAATCGTATAGATGGGCTGATTGGCAACCGTGGTAAATGTCGCTGTCTTGCGCATCCATTGCCAATCCTGGCGTTGTGTTTGGATGTCTTCCCACGCCTCGTTAATCCAATTGCAGAGGCGCCCAGGCTCACCAGTTTGATTTGCAGTCGTGGTTAATGCGGCCCCGCTTACTCCGCAATTGACCATCAAGCGATTAACCAACTGCAAATAGTTCATTTCAATGACCCATGCGGATATTTTGCAGCCATTGGCGGCCACGTGGATTGTCGTCTTGGAGGATCGACATCGGGTAATTTACTTTGTTGTTGCGACGCTCAGTATTTCTTGGGCGCTCAACTGTAGCATCGTCATGGATGGTGCGCAGTGTGACGGAAACAGAACGCGCCAGAACTTCCACATATTTGCGCTTGGTGATCAATGTTTGGCCGATGGGGAGCCAACCAATTTCTACCCATTTCCCGTTATAGAAAACTTCAGCCATTTTACCTTGCACAGAAACAGGAACATGAGTTTCTGGATATTCGGCATTGCCGCTATTTTCTTCAATGCGGATAGTAAGCGGCTCTTCCATGAAAGCCAGTTCAGCATAGTATGCTTTTGCTGCTTCTGGATCTCCCTCAAAAGGAATGGACTCACCACGTACCAATTGAGCGTCTAGGCCCAAATCTACGTCGCCATACTGCCTGATAGGCAAATCCTCAGTGTGGGTTTCTCGCCTATTGTATTGGCGCTTAACAGGGGTATCTTTTGCGTCTGACATTCTCACTCCTAGAAAAAGAAAAGCCGCTTTTTAGGGCGGCTGTTTGTGAATACTACAATAAAGCTATGGCATATCAGGCCATGACTTATTAGACTTCCTTTGATTTACTGATGCTGGTATTACTTGCAGATTGTGTTCTACGTGTAGGCCGCAAACTAATTTGCTGCGCAATGGAACTATATGATCTACATGCCATTTAATCCCGGTAATATTGCCTCTCAATTTTGAAAGCTTATATGCCTCTAAAATATAAAAATTATTTGCCCATTTTGGCGTGGCTTGTAATTTGCTTGCCGTTCTAAGCATAGTATGATAATTGATTAACGGTTTATTTTTATCGCGCCATTTTTTATTTATTGCATTATATTTCGCTCTATTTTTTTCTTTCCATGCTTTACCGGCGGCTTTTTGTTTTTCCTTATAAACGTTTCTTACATATTCATTCTTTCTAGCATTAATTTTATCTTTATTATTTTCTTGGTATAGTTGCCATTTTATTTTTCTACATGCTTTGCAGTCGCCGCGCAATGTATTGTTAGTTTTGGATCGCCTATTAAATTCTGTAAATGGTTTTTCTATTTCACAAATAACGCACTTCTTCATTTATATCTCCTGAGGATATCCTGAATAAAAAGTGCGGCATATGTTCAGGAAACATATATTCGGGAGCTACCCTAGCCGCACAAGTTGAATTATAGCCTAGCTTACTTGTGGCCTGTCAGGAAACCCTATTACGTCCACAAAAGCGTATGACATTCCTGTTACCGACGAAAGGTTGTTTGTGCCGAAGGTCCATGTGCTAGCCAAGGTAGAGCCAGCTTTCAGGACGATGTAGCCAATCGGGCACATGGTATCCGGCACCATGGGGAACTGGGGCGCGCTGATGAATAGACCAGCGACATCCAGGCCGATGATACCGCCTTGGGATGCCTTGATATTGCCAGCGGAATCCAGGCCGATAACCACCACGCAACCGTTATTTGCGGTCAGCGATGGGAAAGCCAAGCCAGTAGTGGCATCAGTGGTTGGGGTAGCGCCGTTGGTGATCGCCGTTTTGCTATATGCCTTGCCGCGAATAGCAAAGACGGTTGTGCCAGTTGTGCTGATGGTTGTGGTAGTACCCGCCGCAAGAGCAACTTTGCTCATGCATTGAGTGATTGGGATTGCTTGAAGAAAGTCCATGATTGTTTTCCTTTGAAATTACAGCAGAATGGATGGATCAAAGCCGCTAGGTGTATTCACGAAGACGGCATTGGGAACGACGGTTGCATCGTCAAGCGCGGTAGTGCCGCCGACGAAATTACCCGTTCCGGTTGGATTTATGATGGTGAAGCCGAGGATCGCCTTGGTCTCCGGGAATTGCGGGAAAACTACTGCCCCCAAAGTTGCTCCGGCAATGCCCATTAGCGTGGTTAGATTGCCAGATTGGTCGATGAAGTGGCAGAACACGTTGAAGGTGCCATTAACGACTGTTCCCGCCAATGCCGCCATATCCGTGTCTGCTGGCTTCGTTACCAAAATACCCTGGCAGATTGCGTACATGACGGTATGGCCCTGCACTACTGCAGAAGCGCTGCCGCCATGAATACGCAAACCAGCCGAGGTTAGGGCCGTGGTTGATTCTCGGTCGCCGATGGCTTTCATGGGAACGCGAACCGCTTTCTGGTTTGTTTCCCCGGCCATTTGCGACAGCCATTGAGTGATGGTTCCTATCATTTCTATTCCTTTGCGATTGAAATCAATTACCAAATAGTTGGATCACTGGGCCAGCATTCCCATGGTTCGGGTTTGCGGTTATGGTGATGAATTTTAGCGTGAGCTAATTTTGTTACTGCGAGAAGGTTTGAGATTTCATTATTAGACCTATTTCTATCTATATGATGAACCTCTATCGATGAACTAAGCTTAATCTCTCCATCCAAATTTGTAATAAGGAATGGATGATTCGGGCATTCTTTCAACATCGCATTTAACATAACAGTGCGATGGTTGAATGTGAATGTTTCAGTTCCAAGAATTTTCTTCTTTTCCCTGATATAGCCGGTGCCGGTTTTATACAAACCGCCAGTCCAACGATGATTTTTTTCAGCCCTAACAGATGCAGATTTTTTATATCTAAAATCAGGGCATTTTAATTTACAAGAATTAGAGCAATATTTAGCAGTATCTTTTCTCGTTTTGGTAACTCGAAAATTTTTTCCACATATCACGCAATCCTTGTAATGTTTTTCATGCCCTGGCATTTCGGCGTGTTTAGCGCCTTTATCCGCTGCATGAAAACATTCACGAGAACAAAACAATCTGTTCCGATGATTCTCGCAAGTGAATGGCTTTTTGCACCACTCACATTTCAGTGTCTTATGTTGGGCCGAAGCCCTGCACTGTGGTGAACAAAATTTAAGTTGCTCATGTCGTCGCCTTGGGACATTAAATACATTCCCGCAGCAAGCACATATTTTGTCTATACTTCCATGCTTTTTAAGGCATACCCTAGAACAAAACTTAGATCTTCCAACCTGACTAGGCTTGACAAAATACGTGCTTTTACATTCGCCACAAACTTTCTCAATTTTCATGATTTATCTCCTCGCTCATAACAAGGAAATTATATCATTTAATTTGATAAGTTTTTATATCCAAGTAGTTACTCCAACATAAGTTATTGATTTTAAATGTTATGCCTGACGGGCTACGTTGATAACGCTCATCCAGAGCTGATTCTCAATCATAGTCGCCTTCCACCAGGACGTGCCTGCGTAGCCACGTTGACCCAATGGATCAGACTTGGATTTTTCGCCAGGAGGCAGGAAGGTAGGATCGAGAGAATCAACACCGCGCACGGCGATCTGACTGAAGGCATCGGCGCCCATGACGATCATTGGATAGACATCCAAGTTCACGCCAGTGGTCGAATATCCAGTGCCGGAACCAGTCCACGAGGCCACTGCAGCGCCGGCATCCTGGAAGGAAGGCAGATCAGGAGATAGGATGTAGCGGAAACGCTCGCACTTGCCGATTTCACCTTCTTGTGGTGTGCCAGTGGCATACTTTTCAGCAGGGGTGAAATTGGGCAGGTCGCGAATCTGGCCTTCCAAATCCGAGTGGGTGTAGCAGAAATAGCCGGGGGCAACTGCGGAAGTATCATACTTCGCAGCGGCGGCCAGCAATTTTGTCACTGGCAAGGCATGGTTGGCCATCAAGCTACGGACCACAGCACGCTGCAGATTCAGTACCATTGGACCTGCCACGGTTGCGCGAGAAGTGCCGGCGCCACCATAGAACTGGTTGGTGCAGGATTTCAGCTTGCCGTACACGATCATTTCATTGACCAGGCCAACGCGCTCACCGATCTGGATCTTCATCTGCTCAGGGATGTCATCCTCGTACAGATTGAAGGTCTTGTCGGAGAAGCCGTACAAGCAGGAATACTGAACTACAACCTCAGTAATATCCACAGGTACGATACTATCTGGAGCTGGTGTAACGCCCTCTTGGGTAACGTGTGCTTGCACAATCACGTTGCCGCGGTCACCGGTAGCGGTGGGGAAGAAGATGTTAGGCTGTGCCGAAGTGGCGCCATATGGCAGGAAGCGACGTGCCACATAGGTGTCGCTCATGTTCTGCGGCATCTTCACTTGGCGACCGGCCTTAGCCAATACCTCATAAGGTTTCGCATGAGCAAGTATTTCGCCCTTAAACTTGTTCAGACGACCAGGTGTTAATGCAAATGTCTGCATTGTCATGATATAAAACTCCTAAATTTGAAAATAAAAAAGCCAGCGAAAGCTGGCTTGTGTTTTGATTTACTGCGCTTAGTTGTTAAGACTTTTGAAGCCTTTTTTGGTGAGCAATTGACATTCGCCTTTTAGTCTCTTCAGATAACTTTCTACCCATTTTAGCTAAAGACATTTTCGCCTTAGCTTCATCAGTAGCAGTTTTACCCATTTTTACTGCAGACATTAATGCTTTAGTCTCTTCCGTGTGCGGTGGGCGTTTTTTCCCAAGTTTGGCAAGCCGCATTTTTTCTCTAGCTTCCGCTGACATTTTTTTGCCAGTATTGACTATTGAAAGATTTTTGCGATGCTCTTCGGATTTTATATGTCCTAAAGCTGCTTGCTTCATTTTTTCTTTTGTTTCCTCGGTATGCTTAAATCCTAGAAGACTTCCGGCCGTTTTAGCCGAGTTATATCCATGCTTTACAGCTTGTGTAGCATCAAGCCAAAACTGCTCGCGCTCCAAAAGCTTATGGACATCTTCTACGATCTCAAGTATCGAGAATTCAAATGCATCCTGCCCGTATTTATTCCAAGCTTTCTGCAATTTGGGACTGAAATGTTTTTGCGCTCGCAGATCACGAACGTGTTCAATCCAACGCCTGCTAATTTTCTTAGCACTTCCAACATAAAACTTACCACTTGTTTTATGTTGAATCTTATATATCCCGGGTTTGAATTTATCCATTCACGGAATATAGCACAAGTAATAAACTAATTCAACTACCTGCCGTTATACCCAGCCTCAAACTCATCCTCATCAGTATTGGCAGCAGTTGCACCGCCAACGCCACGAGGATTTACAGCGGCCTCTAATCGTTTCTGTCTTGTGGATACTTCAGGTTTTTGAGTGGCCTGTGCCGGCTTTTTCTGCTTAAATGCCTGATACATCCTAAGCACTTTTGCAGCATCTGCCATTTTGTTAGAATAGGCTAGTTTCTGGATTTCTGGCGGTTGCTCTGACATCCATTTCTGGCACGCTTCAGAGGTGTACTCTTTGCGCCAGTTGCCATCGACAATACTGTCTAAGTGCGAATCAATCAGTTCCTGACGATTCGCTGCCGTTGCCTTCGCTACTTCTTCTGCTACGCGTTTATCGATTACCGCTTGATGATCCGCGATAATCTTGTCGATAGCGGCCTGATCTACTCCGCCATTTTGTTTAACTTTGGCATCGATGATCTGTTCTGTAGCTGTAGCCCACTCTGGATATTCCTTTTTCAGTCGCGCCCATTCTTCCGGGTCACTCATCGCCTCTTTAACTTGGGTCTGCGTAGGAGAGTCGTTCACTGCTTTGGTCGCTGCTTGAGCTGCGGCCAACTGCTCGGCTATCTTTTGCTGACTTTGTTGAAGTGCTCCGATGTGTCCAAAAGCTTTGTCCTGACCTTTCTGGATGGATTCCATCTTCTCCATCAGGACTTTGATTGGATCTGCGGCATCTGGTTCTGGCTTCGTATCAGGCGTGGCCACTAGTGCGGTCGCTGCTTGATCTCCTGCTTTCGCATCTACCTGTTTATCTGCTGGGGTTACTGCTTTGGCTGCTGCTGTCGTTTCCGTCGGCGTGCCTGTGTAACCAGCTTCAAATTGATCGTCGTCTTGGACTGACATTCATATCCTCACAAAATAAAAACGGGTTGAACCCGCATGGACAACCAGCGCATAACGTTAGTTGTTACTGCTTGCCGTCTCAAGGGCGGCTATTCAATTTCTGGAACTTCCTTATCTAGAGCAAAGAACGATTTCAATTCCGATATGCGGCCTCTCAGTCGCGCAGTTTCGAACTCATCCAGATTTCCGTCATTCTTCTTTCGCAAGAGATCAAGACGGGTTTCTATGTGCTCCTTCAGTTTTTTCCAGAGTTTCGATTCTTTCTCATCTTCAGTGATGGTGATTGGCTGATTCACATGCAACCTTATTCATTAGCGTTACTGTTGGTAACCTGCTGCATATTGGCTAGATTGGCCTCGTGCTGGCGTTGCTGATGCGCTTCGCTTTGTTGCTGCGCCATTTCTGCGGCTGCCAATTGCCGCTTTGTGTCTTCTTGCATTGCAGTATTCGCCAATCCTGCATGGATTTCCTGCAGGCTCATATTGGTTTTTGCCTGGAGCTGCAGGATCATCAAATCGCGCTGCAACTGCATTTTCTGGATATCGGCAATGTGGTTGTCATGCGCCATTTGTGCTTCTGCCTGGGCGTAGGCCAATTCTGCCTGGGCGCGAGATTGTTCCACAGTGAGCGTAGATGTTGCCCTGATCTTCTCTTGCTCGATGCGTGCCATGGCGTTTGCCATGTGGGGTGCCATTCCGCCGTTTTGCAGCATTTGCTGCTCTTGCTGCATTTCTGCTGCTTGCTGCCGCAAATCTGCCTGCTGCTGGGCCTGAATTGCGCCCAGTTTTGTTTGCTGGTTGATCTGTGCAACTTGAACTTGAATTGGCGGTGTCGGAGGTACTTGCTCCATCTGCTGCTGCTGCTGTGCGGTGAATTGCAACTTGCGAGGATCAAGCCTCTTAGACTTCAGGCATTCCTGAATTACTTTTGCAGGATCAAGTTTAAATGCTGGATTTTCAACTGCCTTCAGCAGAGATATGTAGAACTGTTCTTGAATAGCCCGTTCAACCAGAGAAATTGATCCGTGAGCATTTATTTCAAAATCGCCTTTTTCATCGTCCGGAACATCAGGATCTAGAATCAACCATTCGTATAGATCGTGAATCAATGGTTCAGTGATCTGGTCATCAAACCTATAGCCGATACTTCTTAACCAAGTATGGGCATTATTGTTTTGAAGCTCAGCGGCCCCAAAAGTCTCAGGAGTGGTATCGCCAGTTTGACCTTGCGTGATCAAAGGTATGCTGGTGCTTTCTTCAGCCAATTTCATGGCGTATTCTATGATCCCCATCATCTCTTTTTGGACGCTTGGGATGATAGTAGCAAAGAACGAGGCACGAACATCCTCTATATCGGAATCGCCTGTCTTCCACCATATTTTATTTGGTGTTAACTTCCAAGAGCCGTCCGCAGGGATCACTCCCAATTGATCTATCACGATCTGCGGGCCAGCGCTTAACCCTGCGTTATTCAAGAGTGCCCTAGTAGATGCATTGACCATCTTCTGCGGCATCTGTATTTGCTCAATCACGCCAACGCCAGCCCAACTACCTGGGCGCCGTGACCACTGCATTGTCTTATATGGTAGCGAACCAGAATCAAGTGGATTGATAACGGCCTTTATGATTGTGTCGTTTATCATCGACACAATGGCGTAGACAGCTTCTTGATCTTTAGGAATGTCATCAACGCCAACAGCTTCTAATACAGCCATGTCTTTGGGCGTCAATACTCCATGGTAGTACCAGATTTCATAGCGCTGATGTTTCTTATCGTTTTTCTTTTCGCTTGGATTGCCGCCCTCAACATATACCTTTCCTGGACCTTCCTGCAAAACAATGTCTATCTGATCTGCTAAATATCCTTCTTCTTGTTTTAGATCGCGCAAACCTTTTTCAGATAGATAATCGCGCTCAAAGAAGTATTCGCCATTGTGGATGTCTTCGCCACAATCATCGCTCGGGAAGCAATTCCATGGGTCAACCCACTTCACCGCTGGGACTATCTTCTTTTCTATCTGTAGGGCGCCGATATTGCCTTTCTTGGTAAATGCTTTCAGCTTCTTAATTTCAGGGAATGGCCCCTTCAGAACACCAACGCCTAAGCGAGATGCATCAGCGATTACCTTACGCGTTTCAGCAGAATAATTGCTGCCAATTAGCCAGCCATATATTCTTTCTTCGGCTTTGTCTGCGCAGTCTTGCGCCTTTTCCATTTCCTGTTGAGCCACATCGGAAACATTAATAGGCGTGCTTGTTGGTGCCTGCTGCGCTTGTCCTGGAAGTGGCGGGGGCGCGGTAGGCGAAGGCTGCGGCGGATTTGGCGGTTGCTCATTGGGTCCAAGCGGACGCATCAGCGGCTTACCAGTCAACTCTCCAACCATAGGCGTTAAGTCATCAATGGACTTAATCAGTTCTGGGTTTGGCGTTGGGCTAAAAGAGAAAGCTTTGTCATCAATGGGGAGAATGATTTCTCCCAATTTTGCTGCAGCGAAATCAGCATATCGACTAGAAAGTCTGACGAATGCGCTTGATCGCGATTCATCGTTTACCACACGCGAAGATGTCAGCGGCCCGGTCATACTAGTAGGCTTGGCCCAGCGCGCTTCGGCAAACTCGTGCCGATTCATGTCATCAATGCCTAGATATGCCTCTTCGCAGTTAATCCAGACCGTCTCCAAACCAGACGCTTTGCGTGCGTCTATCGCATCCTTGCGCTTGCTGACCAGGATGGTGCACAGGTCACTGAAATGTTCAGTTTTTTCGGCGTGCGACATCTCCGGCTCAGCAATAGGATTTGCTTTACCGAGGAATTTTGAAGGATGCATATTAGACGAAATGCCCTATTGCAACGCCAATTGCAGCAATGATGCTTCGATCAAGAAAAATTGGTTCATTCTACAACTTTCCGTATTTTTTGGTATTGGCTTCTATCCTGCTGATTAGAATTTGAATATCCGTATTCCATAGATGCATCAGCAAACACGCCACATATATTAAATGGATTTAATTTAGACCAATTAAATACAAACACCCTGAATGGGCCATAGGATTTATAGCCACCATATTTTTTATAATAGGCCATGTATTCCTCATTTGTTGAATGTTTACCATTTCCAAGAGGATTGCAAGACCTCTTATATATCCTCAAAAAGGAACACGCATATAAAACAGCTTTGTAAATGCAGAATAAAATTCTTGAAAGCTTATTTTTTTCTTTAATCATCCCAAAATCCCCATTCCTGGCGTGCTCGAATAATATGTGTCGATAGACGGCAATGGCTTAGCCTTCTTGATTGGCACGGCAAAGGTAAGACCCAACGCATCTGCCATATCTGGAGATCTGAAACCACGCTTCTTCATGTCTTCCTTTTTCTCCATCACCAACGCTTGATTGCTGTTGTAGCTGTACTGTATCTGCGTTAGGTCTGCTTGTAGCTCATCTGAATCTGGGATGCTTGCCGGCTGCGCTTCAAGCCAGTTTTTTATCTCGCCCCACATTTCAGCCCGCTTGTTTGAATAACTCTTTTCGTCGATCGGTGACTCTGAGCTGTTGACTTGAACGATCTTGCAATCATCGTCATCTACAAGTTCCACCAACCGATCGTAGACGCCAGCCCCTAAGCCGCCAACGTCGATAGCGCACTGATCCGCGCCAATTTCGTCAATCGCCATTTTTACAAGGCCAGCGACCTGCATCGTGCTTTTCTTTGTGTAGCTGCGTATCCAATGTACCTTGCGGCCTTCGCGAAAGCAGATTGAGGTACGATCGTTCCCAAATCGGGCAGGATCGACACCAAGCTTTTTATCGCCATATGGCTCAGCGTCTTTGCAGCGCCTAGCTGCCATGACAAGCTCAGACTTGATGTAAGGATCGGAGCCTGATACCTGAAATGCTTCTGCCGCTGTCGCTGGATATTCCTGCTTAAACAGGATTGGGTCTTTCAACTCAATAATCTTATTGCGACGCCAGGCTATCTGCTCAAGATCAAGACCATAGTCTTCTTTGTATTGCCGCTCTTCATCAGTGATGACAAAATCATCAGGTACTTCTTTGCGGTACTCTGTTGTCCAATACCAAGGAACAAAGATGGCGATGTATTCAGACAATCCGGCTTCTGCATCTTGCCATTCTTTATGGAAGTAATTCCCAACACCGTTTGCAGTTGATTCTTTGAATATCTCAGTCCCATCTTCATCTGGAACGGCTTGCATGATACCGGCGGCATGTTGTTGCGCATTTGGCCAGAACCCGATTTCGCTCCCATGAAAAAGTTGTATTGTGGAACTGCGACCCACTGCTTTATTGCCGGCTGTTCCAACCTTGTAACCAGAGTCTAGCTTGTTGAAGTGCAGCTCTTTGGCATTGGCTGCGCTCGTGCTTGGCTTAACTAATGGATGACAGTTCTCGTGATACCTATTGGCGATCTCAAAAAGATTGTTTGTTGCTTCTTCTTCGTGCGTCAGGATGAATGCACGAACTCCTTTTGTATGACTAACCAGCCAATAAAATCGACCCTCTATATAAGTCGAACACCCCATCTGTCGACCTTTTAGAATAATCGCCCTTACTTTTCCTGTGCGCGCTTTTTGCTCTTCTACGCGCTCATGTAAATATTGCTGCGCCTCATTAAGTATTAATGGCTCAATCTTGGCGCCCTTGGTGCGAATCTTTAAGCATTTCTCAGCGTAATGCTGGAAATCACTTTTCAATCGCTGGCGTATGGCCTTTTCTTTTTCATTCAAGCTCATCTAGGGATGCCTCGTGATTCGTCACGTTGGCGTTCATTTCCACAGAAGATAATCGAGGATGCAAATAGGGCGCCGCCGCTTTTGCTGCCTCAAATTTCATCATGCGGTCTGCCAGCACTTGAGCTGCGGAAGCATCTTCTGGCAATGGTGTTGGGTCGCGCATAACCTTCAGCATGTATTCAAGGGGCGTAATGCCTTCAGCGATTGCCTTTTCTGCGATCTCTTTTGTTTTTTTTGTAGTCGCTCCCACTTTGCGACCAGATCCTTTACGAGCACCACCGCGAGGCATTTTAACTATCTCCGTCTTGAATCATGTCAACTAATCTATCAGCACATTTCTTAATCGTAGAACCTACTACCTTATCGATAACTTTTTCTGCGATTAATCTTTCTAGTTTTTCTATTTCACGATTTATTTCGTAATCTAACCCAGCATGTTTGCTTACTACTTTCCGTAATGGAGCCAGCGAATTTGAAACCTCTAGGAGAAAGCTTTGTTTGGCCTTATCTGAAATAAGTTTTTCCAATTCGCCGAAATCCATTAATGCCTCGGCTTGGCTACACGGCGCACTGGATCGCCGTTGACTTCGTCGCAGGGGACCAGCGTGAATGACAGCATACGGCCATCCTCATCCGTCATTTCGTCAACGCTGAAGCCACAGAATCCAGGCTCATTCACGCACTTGCCAAAGAACTCCGCAATGCGCTCTAGGGTAGCGTCCGCCAATCCATCAAGGCTATAGCCAGTTGGTTGCTCCCGTGCGGCCTTGTCAACGCCTTCCGGCTGCGCGGTTGGGAAATTGAGTATTTGTGTCATTTGGGGCCGCTTCCGTAACCTTGGTCCATCTCATCGGAGCTTTGCGTCATGTCAGCCATGTTGCCGGCGTGAGAAACGATTTCCTTGATGAGCTTGAATGCCTGTTGAAGATTGTCAACTTCCTGGAAATCATCATCGTTGTCGTCTTCGCCTTCCTCATCAGACGAAGGCTCAACGCCTACCTTCATGTTTCCTTGGCTGTCTACCTTGATTTCAATGCAGTAGCCGCTGGAGGCATCTGGGGAACCGTCTACCTGAGTATTGCTGCTTTGGTCTTCTGCATCGGCATCAGCGCCGCCTTGAGTTTGCTGGTCAGCCATCACTTCCCCTTCACGCGCTTGAGCGCCGGATTCTTTGCCTTGGCCGATTTGGAAGCGTTACGGCTAGCATTGGCAATAATCGCGCCGGCCGATTTCTTACTGTAGCCTTCCTTCTCGACCTGTTTCATGGCTCCTTTGAAGCCAACATGTTTAGTTGCCATGTTACATCTCCCACAAAGCTTTGCCGCGTGCGGCGAGGTTCATCAATGCGTTCTTCACGCTTTCTTCCAAGCTCTGAGCGTGGGATTCCAACTCTTGCCACAGGCTTACATGGGGCAATGCAGCCTCGATTTTGGCGCGGATTGCGTCAACACGAGAGGCGGCATCTTTCATTGCGGCTTCAGCGGAAGCCAGGTCATCTTGCAGAGACATTTGTTACTCCTAGTGGGACTGCCTAAAGAGGGGTTGTGGGCGACGGGCGCAGAGTGTTACGGTCAGAGAGGTGGTGCCATCGCCGCCAGTAACCACGGGCTGGACATAGGCGGATAGCTCGGTGATCTGGATCAAGGCATTTGCCGCAGTTGCGGTCATCGCGTTGCCAAATGCGTCATGCAATGCAAGAAACGTCGCATTATCGTTGCTGCCCTTGGTTGCTACTGTAGCGCCACCAAAGGTGCCGGAGATTTGAATGGAACGATCAGCCCATTGGGAAAACGCATAGGCTGTGCCAGTTTGGCCCTGCGCTAAGGTCCATGTCACCAACTGAATCGAATCGTCATTATTGACATTCGCGACTGTGTAATTAACGGTTGTCATTATGGGTTCCTAAAATCTATCGCGGCGCCGAAAGTAAATGATGAGTGTGGCGAATGTTGATCCGCCCCCGCCACCTGACGCGCTAAGTCCATTGCGCATCATGTAGTTAATCCCAGTAGGCACCAAGGCAATACGGAATGCCCTAGTAACTACATTGGAAACGGCAGCCATTATGTGGCCCTGACTACGCTAGTAGGCGTTGTGGCGCTGTTCAGCGTAAAGGTCTGGGCGGCTGTTACGCCATCAATCTTGTAGTTCGTCAGCGTTGTGCCACTTACCGAATCTTGTTGGCCGCTGAGTAGCATGAATATGCCCTGAACGAGAGTAGGCGCCACACCCACAGCAGCGTAACTCTCAGTCATTGCTGTGGTCATGATGCTAGGCTTGACGTTTGCAATGTCAGCAGAGATTGATGCGCCAACAGGGGCACCAATGCGGGTATAAATAGAACCAGATGTCCCAGTATCAGTCTTTACTGCCGCAATATCAGCGGCAATAGAAGCCCCGGCCGGTGCGCCTAGGCGTGTATAAATTGCGCCAGCACCAGTATTCACGTCAGTAAGAATTGTGCCAGTGTCGCTCTTGATGGCTGCAATATCCGCAGAAACAGAAGCACCTGCAGGCGCACCTAACCTAGCGTATGCATCACCAGTAATTGTTACACTATTTACACCAGTAATGAATGCGGTTGCAGATTGATTATTTGTTGCCGTCAATTCTATTTCAATCGGTGTTTCTGCCATGTTTGTAGCACCGCGAAAATGAAGCGCAACGAAACGGCCAGAAGCTATTGCAGCATTTGGAATATCAAAACGGTACCATCCTGGCATATTCGTAGCATCAATTTCTTTGAAGCCGCCAGAGGAATAAGCAGAAGTCACAGCCGCCAACGTGGCTAAGGTAATAGCCACAGAGGCGGCAGACGGCAATGCATAATAGGCAGTAAGCCCAGAAGTATTAAAAGCAAGCCCAGTCAAGCCGCCGCCGTTTGTTTTCGTCGTATCTTGTATAAAAATATTTACTGTTTGGCTAGTGGATCCGGCCAATATTTGAAGTTTTGCCATGACCTATCCCAATGGGTTCCTCATTAATGTTCCACCTGCGCCAGTCCCAGAAAGAAGTTGCTGCGTGAATAAGGCGCTTAATGCCGCTGGGCCTTGATAAGCACCAATGTTCAATTTGTTTGTTGCAGCGCCAATTGTTCCGGCGACACCACCCAGGCCACTCAAGCCCTTGGCATTAACATTGGAGCCAGTCTTGTAGTTGCCACTGCCTGCGTTTACATAACCTGGATTGGCCTGCACATCATTGGGGCCGTAAGCCCATGCGACAACAGAGCTAATCGTGTTGAAGTCTGCTGTATTGCCGTAATAGCAGTTCGCGTCAACTATGTTTTTCTGCAACTGCACATTAACCTGATAGCCATCAGTAAAGTTGATGGCGTTCTTGCCAACTCCGACATGGTTGCTGATGATGTTATTGAACAAGCTGAGATAGCTCATCATCGTCGTGCCGAGAACGATGCCATGTCCTTGGTTATTATCGATGGTGTTGTGCACCACCACGGCGTTATATAGAGTCGAGGCGTTCTGTAGCTTCAGCGTAATGCCATCACTTAAGCAATTTACAATGTGGTTGAAAGCTATAACTGGGTGAGTTGTCGTGATGCTGCTGGCGCCATACATAATGGCAACCGCCGGACCTTTCACGCCGTGAATATAGTTCCCTACACATGAGCAGCCAGGGTGATCAATCGCAACCACTGTAATCGTCCCGGCACCAGAAGCGCCAGTGCTGCGGATTTCGTTGAAATCGAAGCCGCCGCCTATACCAGCGTATTCCTGCGCGTCAAATCCGTTCTGATCGAATATACAGTCCATCACGCGCATTGGCGTGGAGGCTGTATTCGATGCGTAGGTGATTGCCGGAGTTGTATTCGTCCCCAGCTTCCTAAACAAGGAAATGTGCTTGCAGTCCCAACCGGCGGATGTTGGGCTACCGCCACCGCTGCCAGCATTGATCACTTGGCCGGCATGCGCAATGCGTGGGCGGCCGTTGTAACCAATCAGCGTGATGATATTCGTGGAAATGCCATTGACGATGATCGGGCTATTGCCCACAAACGTCCATGTGCCACCAGACCAATCGTAATCATTCGAGCCAGGATCAGCAGAACCAGAGCCGCGAATCATGACAGTATTGCCAATCAACAGCGGAGCAGGTGTTGCAGGCGCAGGTAGCGTTCCAGTTGCCGTCAATGCAAGATTCGCCAATGTGGCAAATGCCCCGCCGACAGCCCAGGTGCAAGCCGTTATATTCGAACCAGTTGCAGGCGATCGATCCAGAGTAACAGTTGTTGCGCTTGTGTAGGCGGTAATCACGTAGTAATCAACCGCCGCTGCGCTACCGCCTGTCGCTGCGCTGATCTGCATGACGTTGCCTATCATGGCAGAAGTAAAGGCCGCAGACGCATCTACAAACGTGGTAGAGCCAGATGTTACCGTGCCGGTAGTGCCACTCGTTTGCGGCGAGTCCTGATCTGTGTAATCAGTGCCGGCATTGGTCACCAGCGGATCAAAGCCACCGCCGTTCGACTGGGAGCCGCCAGCGCGTACTTTCCATATCGCCGTGCTGTTTGCAAATGTCGAGGCCATTAAGCTATGCCTCCCATGCGCATGGTATAGCTGGTGCTAGTGAAATTGCTGCACCACAGCAGACCTTTGCCAGCCAGGTTAGATCCAGTGCTGTAATCATTGCCAGCAGAGTTCGTGTATTGCGGATCAAGCGTTAAGTCCCCACTCAGGCCGGCATCAACTGTCTTGTTAATGCCCCACACAGCAGGGGAGCCATTGAAGTTCGCCGTATTGTTGAAATAGTCGTTGTAGCCAATCCAACGGTATTTCTGTGTGTTGGTAGCCAAAGAATCCGCGAATGTGAGCGCAGCAGTGGCGGCAGTCGTATGGTTAGCGAAGATGCAGTTCTGGATCGTGTTATTGAAAATGCCCAGCGCGGCAAAGTTCATTGCACCAGAGCTATTCCCATCAAATGTGCAATTCATGAAGAACAACGGAATTGGCTTGGAACCGTCGTTCTCCAAATCGTTGTAGCCATACTTGAGATTGGCATTGATGAGGCAGAACATGTGGCTACCAAATACGCCAACGCCCTGAATGCCATGCTGGCGCTGGCCATGTATCCACGTGCCGAAGACGAAGCCCCCGCCGTGGTTATGGCGAATTCCCCAGCCAGTCGTAGCGGCCGCTCCTCCGGCAGAGTTTCTTATCTCGCAGCAAACACATGCTCCAGCGGCATTAGCACTGTTGCCGAAATCAAGTATCTGGGTCGCAAAGCCGTTTGCATCGAAAATGCAGTTGTAGAAGCTATTGGTCGCAGCATCGCAAAGATTATGGGTGTCGCCTATGCCAAACGAGCCAACAGTCTGAACGAACTTAATATTCTTCCATTGGTGGACATTGCCAAACTGAGTACCGCCTGAGCCGCCGAAGGAAAGCAGCCCGCAATGCTTTATGTATGGCCTGCCGTTATAGCCAACAAACCGGATGGCCCCGCCGCTGGTCGTAGCAGTGTTATTGCCGTTTATAAACTCATAGTAGCCGCTCGACATGTCGTAGTCGAACGTACTGGGATCTTGTGTGCCAGCGCCGCGAATGTTCACTGTGTTGCCAGGAATAAGCGGGCTGGGCGGTGTCGTGGGGTTAGCACCAGTACCACTACCGCCAACGGTCAAGTTAGCCGGGCTGGCCATTGCGCCGCCAACCTTCATATTCCCAGATGCGCCCACACCAGTTGTGCAGTTCCTATCCAGCGTCACACTAGTGGAGCTGATGTAGGTAACGATCACAAAGCGGTCAACGATGAAGTTCGTGCCAGAACTAAAGGCAACTACATTGCCAACCATCTGAGAAGTAAAGCCACCTGTCACGCTAGTGATGGTCGCAGACACGCCTGCAGTGGCAACATCAGTAAGCGTCAACTGAGGACTGTCCTGGTCAGCATAATTTGTGCCGGCACCCGCTACAGTCGAATCGAATCCCCCTCCGTTGGTCAAAGCTCCACCGGCACGCACATACCAACTGGTTGCGTGATTTGCGAAAGTGGAGGCCAATTTAAAGGTTTCCTATGATTAATTTCAATGTTTTTGATTTTGTTTGAATTGTTGTTTAATAAAAAAAGCCGCTGATTAAAGCGGCTGGCAAGTCCTATAAGGACGTGGGGAGAAATCGTTAAAACAGTGGGGTGAAATCGAATATCTGGCAATCATCCGCAACAGATGGCCAAGTCTTCATTTCTTCAATCAGTTTCGCAAAATAGTTTGGCGGAACATCCTGCATGACCGTGATATTGCCAACGTCAATATAGCTTGGGTATTTCTGCGCGTAGCCTGCATCCGTCAAGACTGGCTCTTTGACGACCAGGTCATGCGTTTCCATCTTCTCGGCCAGGGTGCCGAAAGAACGAAGCTGGCGGTCAGCTTCTTGTTCGGTCATCGGCTTCACGCTTTCACCCATTTTCCGTCTCTCACATAGCCATGATCGCCGCATACACGGCAGGCTATACTGGGCGACAAAGTGATCGGTTCGTCTTGCTCAACTTTCCATGTCGCAATCGAGCCATTGAAGCTATTCGCCCATGCCCGGCCTTCAAAGGAAATCCAACCTTGGCATTTACTGCCATCAGCAGCCTGATGAACGATGTTCGCGCCGACCCGCTTTTCGCCCTGATATTCGCTGAATATCATCGTGTGATTGTCACCAAGATCGATTTCATCGCGTTCGGTCATCGCTGGCTCCCGACTATCTTGCAAATGGAAGAAAGCATCCAGCCAGAAAACCAGAGGGCGCCAACAACGAAGCCGGCAATCGCGCAGCAAGTGGCGACGCAAAACATGGTCCAGTTCATGCAGCGCACTCGCTTTCGATACTATTCAGGACTTCTTCAGCCTTGGCACCGTATTTGTTGGCCAGGTAGCTGATAATCTTCTCGGTCGTGAGGCTGTCCTCAGCGACCAGATGCTTTGCGTGAAATAGGAGTTCATCGCCTGGGATTTGGCTGGCTTGCATATGGCCTCCTATTTTGAAACTGGCTTGAATGCGGCTTACCAGCAAGCATCGGCTCTAATTTTCTCCGACCGCCAACGCAGTTTGGGGATTGCGTCTCCCGCGCGAGTGATTTTTTCGCCTTCGTCATCAAGGCGTGGCAGCGCTCCTCGCAAGTGCCTTCTGGAGCGAATGGAGGCAATCGAAGCCTTCTCTGCTCAGGGTGGAAACCTGGCGGCACACCTTGTGCTCACTCGCAAATCTTTGATAGTGGCTGGCCCTGTAATTCCAGCTTGGGGGTAAGCAATTCCACGCTGCATGCTCTTACAACTGAGGCGCGCTGGTCAGGATCCAGCATTCACTTTGACATCCTCCCCGCCCTAAAGGACGGGGATTCCTACGGCGCCGCGTGATGATTTACGGGTCGCTTCGGTGGGTTCCTGCTTCATCGAGCGGCCCGACTGCGCCGACTCTCCACAGGCTAACTGGGCGTGTCCCGCCCTTAAAACATTAATCGCGCCGACCACATCGGCGTGATTTTCGTGGCCACAATCGACGCAAAGGAACGATGCCTGAGTCTGCCGATTGTCTTTCGAGACGTGGCCGCAGGCCGGGCACGTCTGGCTGGTGTGATACGGCGGCACAGCCAGCAGCATGCCGCCGTTCCATGTGACCTTGTAGCCAAGCTGGCGACGAAACTCACCCCATCCCTGATCGAGAATGGCGCGGTTCAGACCAGACTTCTGGCTGACTTTCTTGCCCGGTTGTTCGACCGTGCCTTTAGAAGACTTGGTCATGTTCCGTACCTGCAAATCCTCAATGCATACGAGCGCGTGGTTTTGGCTGATCGTCGTTGTGGTTTTGTGCAGGAAATCTTTCCGGGCGTTGGCGATGCCGGTGTGAATCTTCTGGATGCGGGCCTTCGCCTTCTTCCAGTTGTTGCTGAACTTGACCTTGCGGCTCATCCGGCGCTGGTAGCGCGCAAGACGTTGCTGGTGTTTCTTGAAACTGTTGAGCGGCGCGATGAAGCTGCCATCGCTCATGGTGGCGAAACGGGCCACGCCGACATCGATGCCGATGGCCGTCGTCGCCGTGGACAGTGGTTGTTTGACCTCGCGTTGCGTTTGAATCGACGCGAACCACTTGCCGCCCGACTGGCTCACGGTGACATTACGCACCTCGCCCAGTACGTCGCGGCTGTTGCGGTAACGTAGCCAGCCGAGCTTGGGTAGAAAGATGCGGTCGTTATCCTGGTCGAGCTTGATTTGTTTCGCGTCCGGGTAACGGAAGGCATCACCGCCATTCTTGCGCTTGAAATTTGGAAAGTCTGCCCTCTTCTCGAAGAAATTTTTGTATGCCCTTTCCAGATCCTTCAGGGCATGCTGCAAAGGATGACAAGGGGCCTCTTTTAGCCAGGGCGTTTCTGTACCATTGCGCCACCCAGTCAAGTGCTTCGCCATGGCGACATAGCCGATAAACTTCTTACCCGCCGCGTGGTTCTCCTTTTGCAAAGCCAATGCCTTGTTATAGACGAATCGGCACGACCCGGCGAAGCGGTGCATAGCGCGTGTTTGATCGCTGGTTGGCATCAGTTCGTACTTGAAGGCCTGAAGTCTTTGCATGCTGTGATTATATACAGTGGAGACTCATCTGCAAACCTGTTGTACTACCAAAGGCCGGCTCTGCCGTCCGCGCTCTTGACCCCGCCGTGAACGACGGGGTTTGCCGCGCAACCGATCAAGGAAACTTTCTAGAGCCGACTCCCTTAAATATCGACCGACAAAATTAATTCCTTATATAGTCTCCGTTCGGTATTGCGACATCACTGATGTCCCGCTGGACGTTATATTAACTTCGGAACTAAACTAAGCCCGGAATTCTAAAAAGCTTGCTTGATATGCCTTAAATCGAGCACTAAGGCAGTTATGTACGATTTATCGTACAAGTCGCGTTTCGTGCGACCACCGGCCCGAAGGCACCAAGAGCTTTTCTATCAGCGCGATATGGCGCGTCGCTGAGCCGCGCAAGCAGGAACGCCTGCATCCGGGTCTTTGAATCAAAGAGCGAGGCCGGTGACTGCATCCGGCGCGGTTTGGCTTGATCCGCAGATTGACGCCCCTAAGGCTGGGCCAGAATTGTTAAAGAACGATTTGCGTGTTGGCTTGCCAAGCCGGTGCGAAAGTTTACAAGATGCAAATAAAAAAGCCGCGAGCACGAATGCTGGCGGCTTGAGACTGATTTTTCCATAGGAAAATCTGCCTAGGCCTTTAGTGTAATACAACCGAAAAAAGTTTACAAGCGTTTTCATATTAAAAATCCCTTAGACTGCATATAGTCAACAGGATGTATTTTTCCTTTTCTCATATTGCACAGCGGATTAAGCAATTGAATATTTGATGGAGAATTATCTCCGCCCAATTTCAGCGGCATTATGTGGTCAATATGATATTTACCGTTAAGAGGTGTACCGCAACATGCGCACTTCCCTTTCTGCAGAAGATATAATTTTTCCAATAGATCGCCAGATATTTTCCCTCTGCTATTTTTCATGGCAGCTCGTCTGTTTTC